GTGCGACTTCGCCAGCTACGACCCACCTTCGGCAATCGAAGAGGGAATATTCCGAGGGGTAACCTAACCTCGGATTTTGACTACCGGCCTTTTCCCAGTAGTCACCTTCCTGTCCAAACGGACAGGATCGCCTAGGCCCTTATAAGGACCTCGAGCACCTTCCTTGATACCTACACGTTCAAGGATTCCACGTGTCACAGATCGCTCTGACACATGTATAAGATGAAGAATCGTCTTAGTCATGGGGTTTCCCATCATGAAACCCTCATTGATAAAGCCAGTCCATTTGACCGGCTCATATTCAAGACCTTCCTCTAGGTTCTTGAGTGACACAACCTCTTTGACGGGTTGTGGTTCCAAGATTGCGTGAGCAATCAGGCGAGCATAGCCTTCAGGGAAGGCTATGTATTCAAACAGGCTGGAGAGATGTGCCCAGCCTATCAATTTACCAATAAAATCGGTAGATTCAGTCCAGTCCTTGAAAGACTGGATAACACGCGGGTTCACGCGACCCGTGCGAATATCGTACATGAAGTGAGCTTCATCCGATAAAGAGGAGATCCGTTTTTGGTGTCTCCATTCATGCCCCGACGATGTGAGTCCGGCGGCGTGTTCAGGAAGCCCTGCTAGGGTATCCTGAGTAATCTTGGAAGCAGGTGTTAAGAACCATGCCAAGAAACCGGTGGATTTGGTTAAATTCCTTTCCTTACCGGGCTCGCTAATATGTACAATACTAGCGCGCATGGGATCAGGGAGATACTCTCTGTTCCCGTCCAACAGTGGGTAGTATAACTCCTCACTGTAATAGCCTTTCTTAACGAACCAGTTAAGAATGACAGTATATGAGATCCAAAACAAGGGTCTCACATAATCCGACGCGGTTGTACCGTCAGTCGGTTGTATCACGAATGTATCGATTACTTCGTGATCGTGGAGATCCCTTACAGGGATACTCCATCGGTTATCAATCGCTAGGTTGATAACCTGGCGGGCATCTTCAATCTTCCCGCCTTCTCTGACGAAGTTATCGACAGAGGCAGCCCCCTTGAGTGGGAGCTCAATCGCAGACATCGCTTCGTTAAAGCGGTCGCGTGATGAAGGGTCCGTATGTACGGACTTCTCCATGAAATTGCGCGGGATCTTTCCCCGTAGCAATTCATCCTTGACTGCAACTTTGATCAGCCTAAGGTTCTCCGGGGGAGGCATTTCCCTCGGACGAGAGACATTCTTTCTGAATTGTCTCCTTTTCACCTCCGCGATACAATCGGGTAGGTATCCTAACACTCTTGTTTGACAGAGTGTCGTACAACGGAAGATCCAACTTGGACTTTCCGTATAATCCTCTCCGCTTTGGAGATTGGATTCGACAAGGGCCTTCACCCTTGTTATTTCGCTGAACATGCGTCGCAGCGACTTTGACTTGAAATTGAAATCAAGCCATTTCTTCCTACGTTCGTAGGAAGCTCCGTGAAAGCTCTCCTTCACGTTATTCAGAAACTCTTTGAGTTCTGAGTAAGTCAAACTCTCGGGTTCGACTAATTCACCCTGGCAAAATTCCAGTGGGCGAGTGTAGTCAGAGAACAAGTCTCTGAACAAATACGCAGTTTGTTTTGCGTAATCCTGGTACCGTATGGACTCAGGGCAAAAAGCCATGAACTTTTTGATGATCACACCATTGATGGTGTGAATAGCC